GGGCAGGGCCGCCGAAGAGGGCGGAAATCGGTTCAAAGGACTGAACAGTTCCGACGGCGGTGGTTGTATCAAAACCAAAGGTCCCAATCTGACGCCAGCGCTCTGTGACTTTCTCGGGAGGGATCTCCCAAGCGTCAAAGTAACGCTTGGTATCAAAAGGGACTTTGGTCTTATCAACTTCAATGTTGTAGAACGTATCAGCGGAAGACTGATATACATCTGCGGGAGCAGCAGGGATGGTCGTGTCGCTATTAGAAACGACGGAGGGGACAATTTGCACTGGGGCATTTTCTGTAATGGGTTCAGCAATCGATTGAGGGGGAGCATCTCTGACACTTATCGAATTTCAGTGTCGAGTAAAGCGCTCGTGATCAGAAATCTGATCGGCGACGAATCTGGGAGTACTCCACAGGAACGTCTGGGAACTGGTTTCGAAAATCAACTTCAAGCTCTGCTTTAAACAAGCCACGATAGGCAGTTTGCAACAGATTTCGGTTGTGACGAAACACGGGTTCGGGATGGTGGGACAGGTCGAGGAGAATCTGGCCGTAGTTCTGTAAAAAGTAACTTCGGTCAGTTTCATCCTTTCGGTCATTGCGCCAATGAAGGCGCGAGAGGATTTCAGCTTCATCAAGAGGGGCAGAAACTTTGCCAAGAGAATCAGGCAGAAATCTTCTCTTAAGATACTGAACTTCTTCGATAGGGACGAATGGTCGAAGATCAGCACCTTTCTGAGCGGGGGTCAAGCCAAGACCTCGGGAATTGAGGAACTTAGCAAAAGCCAGAATATTGAAGCAGGACTCAAAGCCTGGTTTCACAGCGACTAAAAAGTCATCGCCATGAAACGTAAGCTTTAGGATATCGACAAAATTATGGTAATCGGGGGTCAGCTGGTGTTTAACGTGCCCAGGCACGGAGACAGTAACACTGCCATCTTGTTGGACAACTATGTAGAAGTCAGCAAAATGGACGGTGTTGTGCCACGTATTCAGAAGCCAAGTGAGCATGGAGCCAGACGTATTGATGTAATCGCATAGAAAGGCCCAGCCCGCAAAGATGAAGGGTTGCGTGGTAGTTTGTCTCAAGAGAAACGACACGGCTTCAGGGTAAGCAATGTCATACTGAATGCCTTCGAAGACAATGATAACTTGTTTTCTAAGACCAGCAGCCTTTTCAGTGACGACTTCATTGATGAGGTCGCCATGTTCAGGGTTGAGGTTCTTGTCAAACTTTGGGTAGTCACCATCGCCAACAGCTCTGTCATTAAGCTCAAGTCGGTCGTACAACAACGACCACTCCATAGAGTGATAATTGATGCCAACTGACGAGTAGCCGGTGATAGGGTGCTTTCGATAGGCAGTAAGGAACGGGAAAAAGAACATCTTCTGGATGATAACTTCAG